TTCTACTTTTGTAACTTTTTTTGTTGCCATAGGACAATTTTACGTTGCATTACCCAGCAACGATGGGATACTATGTTAATAATTTACAATCAGGTGATTCTAAGTTTCTCCCTGATTGTCTTCTTCCGTATTTAGTTTTTCTTGTTCTTCTTTATATTTTCTAATCATTGATTCGTAAGATGCTTTTGCAAAGTCTTTTACTCTATCATCAACTCTCTTCTTTGCTTGTTGTAGTAACTTGTCGTTTATCGTAACAACCTTATCTGATATTTTTGCAACACCAACAGCTTCTTCTGCAATAGCATATTCAATAGGCATCATGTGCTCGAATGGAATATTGATTGTTTCACCAGCCTTAATGTCTTTGTTTGGAGTAAATACTAATGCTCGCTGTACCTTAATCATGTTTACTACCTTGTTATCCATAAGTGTTGGTGCAAGAACATCTTGCGATACAAACTTAGACAATAGGTCAATCATTTCACCAAGTTGAATAACAAATGGTTTTTTTGATTTTGGAATAAACTTGATTAGGTCGTTTTTAATAGCGTTGTCAGAATAACGTACTACAACAGAGTAATCTTTCTTGTGTGATACTTGTCCTTTTCGTTTTTTCATAACTATTTTACAATTATTGGATTAATTCTGTTTTCGACAAACTCTCTATCTGCTTCTAATGCTCGTGTACAAATTTCAACAAATGATTGCATCATTAATCTTTGACCATCAATTACACCAACGTTATAAATTGTTTCAAACTCATTATCACGCTTCATAAACTGTGAGTTTTCTTGTAGTGCTGCAAGTAGTCCAATCATGTTCTTGAAATCTTTAGACGCACTAAAACGCATCACAAACTCAACAACCTCACTCTTGCTTCCAGAAATAATAGAGTTATTGATTTGCTCTAGTTTTTTCTCTGAAAGAGATTTGATTGCTTTCTCTGCTGATGCGTTTTTAGTTACTTTCTTTTTTGTTGTGTTTGTTTGTTTTTTTTCCATAGTGTTTGAGTGTTTTAAGCGTTTTTACCAAGTGGTTTTGCTGCTCTACCGACAGATGCGTTCATAGCACCTTTCATTGGATTTACAATTTCTTTATTAAAATCACTTTTGAATTGCTGTGTCATATCTCCAATTGGATTTGGTACCTGATTAGGTGTTGGTGCTTTACCAGTTAAACCCATAGGACCACCGAGTGTTGATTGTTCAGCTTGACCAGGTGCTGTGCCTTGTGCAATGTCTGCAATAGATGGTTGTGGCATTGCTGGTTTAGAGAGTGTATCGTAAATATCTTTTGGAATCCAGTCGTATACTGATTCTTTATTTACTTCAAGGATTCGTTCAACTGATTTAAGTAATGCACGAGCCATATCAGGAATTTGGTCTTTCATCTGAATCATTTGCATGATAATTGGATTTAACACAGTGAAGATTTCTGTCATTCGCTGTTTGTTAATTTCTTCAGATGGTAAGAGCATTGATGAGCCATCTACTATGATAGTGAGTGAGTCAGACATGTGTCCACGTTCTTCAAGCAATGACATAAGTTTTGCAGAGGGCATGTTGTACTTATCTGAAAGCTCTTCAATTTCATCAAGTTCTGGATTTTCTAGGTTCATTTTCAAATCAAATCCAAGTGGTACCTTTTTAGAAACAGAAACAGTAATTGATTTTGTTTTTGTATCAGGCATTACTTCAGAGAATGATTCTCCGTCTTCTTCTATGTCTTCACCTTGTGATTGTTCGTACTCTCGTTCAATTTCCTCAACGAAATAGGTTGGATTGTTTTGAATGAATTGATTAAGCTCTTCAGATGTACTGAATTTCATAATCTTTTCTACTCCGTATGTTTGTTTAATCCATGACACAGTAATGTATGCGTCAAGTTCAAGACATGATACTACATTGTTTCGTGGTATAGTTAAACGATTAAGTGCTGCTTCTTTTAAGATAACTGTTGCACCTAATGTTCCTTCACCTGCTTGTCCAGCAAGAATATCGTTGATACCAGTGTTCTCTGCAATTATTTGTTTCTGTTTGTCTGAGAAAATAATTGACTGTTGTACGTTACCAGATGTTTTAACAACATCAATAGAGGTTCCTTGTCCCTTTGGATTGATTACGTTTGGACCACGGCGATAAGTCATTTCACCTACACCTGTGTTGGTTCCGAAGAGTAGTGGTGAGATTTCTGCTTCAACCTGTTCAGCTGATAAACGCATAATGTAATCATACATTTCTGTGTTTGCTCGCATGATTTCAACGATACCAACTCCGTATGGGTCAGCACCATCTTTAATGAAACAGTTAGTCCAGATAACATGACCGAATCCATCTTCGTTAGGCATTTCACCTTCATAGATTGGGAAGTTACCACACGCTACGCAGTATTTGTTTCGTACAGGGTCTTCATAGTAACGAATAGTTACAAAATCCTGTTTAACAGATTCATCTACTTTTGATTCTTGTGCAGAACCAGAGTATTCTAAATCAAAATATTTAGCTTCAGGATATTTTTCAAGGAACCGTGTTTTTTCTTGGTCAATGTCATAGATAACCTCTCCCCAAGACCATCGGTCATAAAGGTTTACTGAGTTACCTACCCATACACGAGATGTATCAAGTGCTTGTCGGTAGATACCGTCAAAGAGTACTCGTTCTTGACCTTTTGAAATGTGTTCAACTTTTCGTGGGAATACACGATATGCTGCGAATCCTGTACCAATTTGGTTTTGATAAAAGTTTCGTAGTGTGTTTAGCCCATTACCAAGTGAATCTTCCCATGTGTGTTTCCATAGTTCGTATTGTGCACGAGCATAGATTTTATCTGCTGACTTGAATGTTGCATCTGGTACACGACCTGCGAGTACTGATACAGCTGTCATCAGTTTAGCAAAAGCAATCGGTTCTTTTGCCGTAGGAATACGAGTTACGTTATCATTTGCATTGTTACGAGCCAATACTGGAATTTGTGTATATGAACCATTTTCGTAAACGAATGAATAAGCAATGTTTGTTGCTTGTGACTTCATAGCCGCTTGATATGTTTCTGTGTTAATCAAGTTCTCAGCAATGTAACCTAAAATAGCGTCATATTTACGGCGATACTTTGTTCCTTTAAATTTTCTTTTCTTTGTAGCAAGGAAATCTTGAACCTTTTTTCCTTGTTTTATTTTTTCTTTTATTTCTTTTGGTGCGTTAGAGATATCTTCGTGAGTAGATGTTTCTTCTTCATACTCATTCAACATATCTTTAGCGTTCTCTTCGACAGACTTTTTAGTAATAGCCATAATCATGCAAATTAGTGGATAATGTTTTTATTATAACACACTTGACTAATATTGTCAAGGATTATATTGTTAGTAGTTAGCAAAAATCAAATCCATGTGTGATTTTGGTTTGTCATCTTGTTTCAATTGAGATGAACTTCCTACAAACCATAATTTAGCTACCATGTACGCAATAGCAGTTGAAACGATTAAGTCATCGTGTTTTCCAGACATTGCTTCTGGTTTACCACGCGAGTTACGAACGAATGCCTGCATTTCATCGAGAAGTGGTTCAACAAGAAAATCTTTTTCTGTAAATACAGCTCGTAGTTCTGTGAGCATGGTATCTCGCGTGTTTCTGTCTGTTTTCCAACCAAATGTTTTAGATACTTGCTTGGTTACGTCATCAATACGCTGTCGGTAGTAGATATTTTCATATCCAGAGCGTTCTACTTCGTTGTTTACCCACATACCATCTTTGTTTGATTCAATTGCAAGTAATGCGTTGTTATAATACCTACCAACAGCAAGAACAACATCTTTAAACTCATCTGGCGGTATATGTTCTTGATATACCGCTACAATTTCTTTAGAATCTACATCTACAACTGTTATTGTTGAGTAGTCTCCGTTAGATAGTCCTTCTGCGGTATCTGCACCTACAACGTATCGTTTGTTTTTTTCTGGTTGTTGATAAACAAACAATGGTCCAATGTTTACTTTTGAAACTTCGTAATTGATTATGTCGTAATATTCAGGAGTTTGTACTCGTGCTTTACAGTTTACGATTTTACGAACATCGAAGTAAGGTTTACCAGATGCAACGAATGCTTCTTCAATAGTAGTTGGGTATTCTTGGTTTAATCTGTCTAAATCACGCTTAACTGATAACCAACGCATATAGTAATACGTCATTTCTTTGTCAGTTAGGTTGTGTGTCTGTTTATAGCTTTTCCAGTTGATGTCATTGTTCGGTTCCATCATCTCTACTGGGATTATTTCAGTAAATCTGTCTAATTCCATGTCATCCCATGTCCAATTGTAAAAGTGTGGGTAGAATTCTACGTTGAACAATGCCTCAATTCCTTTGTTTTTATTTTTAAGAGCATCGTAGTACATGTCATAGAACGAGCCAGAGTTTCCACACCAGTTTATCTTACCGTTACGTCTAACAAGTACTATGTTATCTTTTGGAAGTGTTACACAGTAAACATATCCAGTATATTCTACTTGAGTTGGTTTATGTTTGTATGTTTTATAAAATCCAGTCTTTTTATCACTAAAGAAAACTATTCTACAGTTTGATGTTTTGTGTTTCTCTGTTCGAACAGAATAACCAAGTTTTAATGCAACTTCCGATAAGTCGTTTGTTAGTTCATCATAAATACCAGTGTATATTCTACCAAAATCTTTTGTTTTACTTTGATTTCTTTTTCCAATATCTCCATCTCCTAAATAAAACGCTTCAAAGAAAATAGATAGTTGCTCTTTATCTAATTCCATTATAAATCTTGGTAATGTTTTTGGTTTTTCGTATTTTTTAAGATAACTTGCAAGTTGTGCTGAGTTTATTGTAATTCTTGTTCCTTCTGAAATAGAACAAGTAGCACCAATGATACTAGCAATTTCTCTTGCACAATCAAACATTTCTTTTTGATATTTTCCAGTAGTTTGTCTTATATTTGAACCATTTCCATTTGTGCAACCTTCTGAAAAAAAGTAACCTAAAAATTCTAACCAAGTATTCATTGGTATTGCAACCTCTTTTCTTGTTCTATATCCATTTCCTTGTCTATGTGTGTATTCTGGTAATATAAAATATTCTTGTTCTTTTCCTTCCCAGTTAAATGCTTTCTTGAAAGATAAGTCTGTTGATGATTCAAGTAGTGTATCTGCACGTCTATGTTTAAACTTACCTTTTTGTGTTTTAACGTAAAGATTATGGTTTGGAGTAACAAGTAGGTCTACTTTCTGATTTTTGAAATGTATTAGCTTTCCATCAAACCAATGTTTTTGGAATTTCCAATCTTTTTGGTAATAAGCATTATTTTTTTCATCCATTGAAAGAATCTTATCATCTTGTTTTAATTCTTTAAATAATTTCCAACCAGAATCTGTTAAAACTTCTGTATCTTCTGAATAACACGCTCCTTCGGCTGTAGATTCCATAAAAACTCTACCATCGAATGGTACAGCAGGTAATGTACCTGTAATAACTTCTTCTGCACGTTGTGGAAACTGTTTAGAGAGCTTAGCGTACTCAGAAATATGAACATAGTGATAGGTTCCTGAACGCCCAGAGAGAGATACACCGAAAGAAGATACTGAACCATCACCAAATTCTACCTGCAGTTTAGTTTTAGAACTTGTTTTGAAGTTAAATATGTTTTTAATCTCATCAGGAAGGTTCATAATAGCAAATTTAGCCTTTTTATCGAAAATATCTGTCATTCCTTCCTTAATGTGAGCAATAGCAATAGCTTCTTTGTTGGTTGAGAATAGGATTTCATCAAGAATCCAGAGAGTAATCAACGTAGAAAAACCCAACTGGCGGGATTTCAAGATAATATTTCGGTGTCGCATGTTCTCCAAAAAGTGTCTTTGTGCTCTTGAGAGTTTAAAAATACGCTTTCCTTCTGATTTAGTGTTGATAACGTAAAGATTCTCTAATCTCCACATTTTATCAGCAAGTAATTTAGGATTTGCTTTGATTTCTTCAATTTTTAATTTGAAGTGTTGTTTGAGTTCACTTGCATTCATAAGCAAATAATAGCACAAAATATTAAATTTGTCAAATAATTATAAAAACGCTTGACAAAGATTTTAAAATATGCTATACTGGAACTAACTCGTGGAAAGTAGATTAGGAGTGCGAGTCTAAATAAATTCCTATAAGTCAGCGTAGCGACAGCTTATACGATAGATGTCGGTGTGCAGTGGAATACTTCTCTAAACTACTCTCAAAATGAATTGGGGGTAGGGGGAAACGTAGCTCCGCTCTGCATGCCGATTGTATTTAACTAACAGTAAACAACTATAGAATACAGTGACTAGATGGGAGGTGAGTGTGTCTATAGAAATTAATTATGAAATATTACATTGACGGCTTTACTCTCGGTGGTAATCCTGGACATGGTGGTGGTTACACAATAGTCAACGAATACGGAGACCTTATTGAACAAAAAACACACTACAAACAAGGATATACCAACAACGAAGGTGAAGTACATGGACTAAAAAGAGCCATACAAATAGCAAAACAAGGAGATATTATCTCAACAGACAGTCAGAACAACCTTTACTGGTTGTGTAGTGGCTCATCAGAAACAAGAAAAGACCTAAATGACCTACTTTCAGAATCTAAATCATTACTCAATGGCTCTGAAATAAAGATAATTTGGGAAAGACGTGAATATAACCTCGCTGGAATACTCAATGAAAACAAGGTTATAACAAAAGAAGATATTGATAAATCAAAAAACGCAGAAATAGAGTTCTCAAACGAAATAAAAAGAACACTAGAGCGTTTAGACCTTATTTCAGAAGGAAAAATAGTCGTAAGAGTAAAGAAAGGATGGAGAGTCACAGAAAAGCCTAAATATAGCTACACTCAAATGGACTTATTAGGACTTCCTATTATCGAAGAACAACCTGTGGTGATTAAAAAAAAAGATGTAAGTATAACACTAAACCACGAAGAACAAAAGAAGAGCGTAAAAAAGAAAGAGAAGAAAAATATAACACTTGTACAGTCACAGTTTATAGCAAGAAACAGAAGACTGAAAAGAAAGAAAATGACATACGATGAGTTCTTAAAATCTAGAAAATGGAAAGAAACAAGGGATTATCTTAAAAAATTTCCAGAATATCAGTCGTGTACGATATGTAGCAAAACAACAAACATAGATTTACACCACATGACATATACAAAAATGTTTAAACCAGGCTTAAAAAGACATAAACAAACAATATGTGCACTCTGTAGAACATGTCATGGATTAGCACACTCTATGTGTAACGAAAAAGGTTATGGATTACGTCAGGTAATAAAATTAATGAAGAAAGAGTATAATAGAGCTAAATAACTTAAAAATGCCCTTGTGGGGC